TTACGCCTGGTCTCAACTTGATCTCATCGTAATATTTACTCTTTGTTTCCTCTAAAAAGCTTTTGGCTTTTGCAATTTCTTCTTTACGAGCAAGTTTTTTCTTTCTTATATCTCGCTCTTCATCCATCTCCTCATCATATGAAAAATTATCTTCTAATAAGAAGTTAATCTCTTCCATATCTAAATGAGGTTTTGTCTGTTTATAATATTCTTTTAACAACGTATCGTTATCTACATTGGAGTAGTCAGCATTTAATCTAACGTAATCCTCCACCGTTCCACCAGTTTCTTCCATAAACTTAACCAACTTTTCTATATTTTCTGGTAAGTTAACTTCAGGTTGTTTCGCTTCAACCACTGGATCTTCTTTAACTACTTCTTCAACCTTTTCCTCTTCTTCAGTTATCTCTTGTATTGGAGAAGTTACTTCTTCTTCTTTCTCTTCGGTAGGTTCTTCAGTTGTTTCTTTGATGTTTTCTTTAGAAACTTCTTCGCTAACTGGGGATTCGTCGCGAACAAGTACTTCACCTGTTGTTTGCTCTTGAACGGCATCTTCTTTCTCCTCTTCTTTTTTAGATAAATCTACTTTTATAGGTTCATCTTTTTTACTTAATTTTTTTGGTCTACCAGGTTTCTTTTTAATTTTAAAGTCACCTTCTTGTTTGACTGTTTCTGACATAATATAATATAATAGTTAATAATTATCTAGGGCCAAATTGCTCTAGTCCAAATCCACCTAATGTATCATTACCTGCGGATTCAAAGTTTTTAGGTAATAAATCATTTTTTCTTTGATCTATTAACTCTGATTGTTGTGTTGCTTGTATTTTAGTTCTTTCGTCTTTACGATCTTCTTTAAACTCTTCAGCTTTTTCTTTAGCTTGACCCTGTGCTTGAGCTAACTGCATGTTGTAGTTAAACTCTTGCTCCATCAATTGCATTTTAACTTGAGCTTCTCTCTCCATCTTTTGAACTTCAAAATCGCTTTTAGCTTTTTCAATCTGAAGTTTCTGCTCTGTTAATATCTGTTGTTTCTGAGCTTCTGCCATTGCGGTCTGTTCAGCTAGTTGAGCATTAGCTTGAGCTTGCGCTTGTATATTGGCTTGTTGCGCTTGTTGATCTCTAGCGGCTTTATCTTTTCTACGCTTCTTTAACATTTGATTAGCTAACTTTAAGTTGTTAACTTCTCTAATATCTATTGCATCTTCAAGATCTATTTGACCACCTTGTAAAGCTATTTGAATATTTTGTTCAAGAACTTGTTTATCTTCTTCGTCTGGTTCTAATTCTAAGAAAACACCAAAATCATGTAAGTTTAATTTAGACAACTCATCTAAAGTACCTACGTTATATCTTGATATACTTGAAGCTAATGCTTGTCTAGTTAATGGAAAAGCTAAAGCATCAGCAACTCTTAATGATATATTTTCACAAGATCTAAGAGTTAAATATAAACTAGCTTGTAATATATGTCTGGTAGCTACGTTAGAACTAGCAGCAGCTAATTTTTGTAAACCAACTAATGATTGCTTGTCTGGTAACGTGCCATCTCTTGCTTCATTCAACCCGGTTACATCTCTAATCATTTTAAGGTAATACTCATAAGTCTGTATAAGACCTTGTATTTTACCCATACCGTTTGATGTAGATAATTCTTGTATAGGAACTTTACCTCTGTTTAAGTCACCGTCTTGAGTCATTGACCTACCAACTATACTACCAGTTTGAAAGTACATGTTTAATGCTTCTGCTGGGTTGTAATTAGTACCATTACCAAGATCTACTTCTGCTAAACCATCTATATCCATATAAACACCATCAGGTACTATTCTAGACATCACCTGTTGAAGTTTTAAATGTGTAAGCTGTATCATGTCAGCAAAACCAGTTATCCTGCTTACAATTGATTCTATGCGACCCTTATACATCCTAGGAGCTACGATGTTGTAGTTCATGTTAACTTTAACAGTGTCAGCATTTGGCCTAGTCATGTTCTCTGCCATCTCCCACTTTAACATTTTTTCGTGACCTAGTATCTTAGCTCCGCTATATAATACTTCTATTGATCTAAATGCTTTTTTAAAACTTTCGCTTTCAGGTGGGTTGAAGTTATCTGTTTTTTCTAATGCTTTTTCAAGTCCTGAAGAAGTTTCTTTTATTTTAAATACTTGGTTAGTATAAGTCTTGTATTCAAAATATAATACTTGTACAGTGTTATCATCATATCTACCACTCCAGTTTCTAGTGTAGTTTTGATTACCTGGATACTTTTGTATTTCAGATAATTCTTCAGCGGTTAAGTATGGAAACTGCTTTTTAAGTTCTGATAAGCTAATAGCTTTTACTTCACCTGCATAATATATATCTTCAAAGTTTGGATCATCTGTATAAGAATATACTAAACTAGCAGGATCAACGTATTTAACCGTAACACCTTCTGATCTGTCAAAGTCTGTTTTAACAGCAGCAATACCTAATATAGTTAAATCTTGATTTAATCTTCTTCTAGTTAAATCATATTTGTTACTTGCTAATACATTGTTTATAACCTCTTCCTCAGCTACTTCAATAGACTCTTTATAATCCATTTGCATGTGTAACTGTAAATCCTCTTCGCTCTCCATTTCTAAACCAACACCTTGGGATTTTGAAACATCTAAACCAGTTACTTGCTGTATCTGCTGTATAAGTTGCTTTTGCATCATATCCCTTTGTATAGCTTCAGCATACTTAGTTCTTTTCATTATAGACTCAGGGTCTTGAGCAAATGCTTTTATTTCATAATTTCTTTGAGACATACCGTTTACAACGATGTCAACAAACTTAGGTATAACTGGTACAGGTTTCCAGTCTAAATTTAAATAAGATAAATCACCATTAATCGAAAGCTCATCTTTATACTTTTGTACAGATTGTTCACCTCTCGCATATAATCTAAGTCTATGAAAATTATTGTAGTTAGTATTAAACCTATCATAAGCTCCCCTATCATTTCTAAACCACTCACCTTCAATAGCTCTACCTACTTGTAACCCATATTCTAAAGTAGCTTTCTCTGCGTCTGGTACGACTTGATCAGGGAACGAACTGTTATAATTAGTATTTATCATTTATTTATTTTTGAAATATAACCACTGTTATCATATTTTTTAATGCCTAAGTTCATAGACTTAACTTGTCTCTTTGCAACTGGTACATATCTATTTTTATTACAAGCCATAATAGCTAGTCCAGAACTAATAGAAGCATCATGCTTAGTTCTATTATTGATATTAAATTTAGCCCAGTCTTCTAATGTTTTTTGGTGGTACATATCACCTACACCTGTTTCTAAAGCACCTACGTGTTCCTCTATATAAGATTCAATTGCAGCGGCATGTGCTTGTTTAATGTCTTCACTTGTATTAGGTATACCACCTATTTCTTTTTCTGTTGGTGATAACTTGTTCCAAATTTTATCAGGACGATTCATTGAAAAACCCCTATAACCTCTACGCCTTAAGTAATATAAAAACCTTGGTTTGTTATTTTCAGCAAGTATTGGCATACCGTAAAAATGTAATGCCATAAGTATTTCTTCAAAGAATATTTCCGCTGTTTGAGGTCTAGCTATATATTCACAGAAAAAGTGGTTTGGTGGTGCGTCTTCCATTGAAAACTTTGTTAGTCCATGAAGAGATCCATTAGATCCTTTACCGTCCACAGTACCAGAAATATCATAACTATCGAGACCAAATGCTCCAACGTGTTCATTTCCAGGATACTTAACACCATTCTTTATAATCACTTTATTTTGTAAGTTTTTAGGTGGAACCCATGAAACATTAAACCTACCATCTTTATTTGGCACAAATTTAACATTAGTGTCTTTAACACCGTTTTCCCACATAAAACTACCTTTAGTAGTAGTGTTATTAACTTCTTCGTTATAGTCTATTTGCTCATATATTCTAGTGAGATTAAATAAACTGTTTTTAGTTTCATCTCTAAAAGCATGTTGCTCTGTTCTTGGAAATTGTCGATAGTATTCATTTAAACCGTCTTGATCTTGTTTTAAACCATCTACTTCATTATCCCAGTGTTCAATTACTCCGATCGTAATTGGGATATTGTCTTTTCCGATTGTTTTATTTTTTGGCGTAAAGAATACAGGTGATCCAAAAGTATCCATGAATCCTTCGTAGTTCCACTCCATAGGGATGAAAAGAGAATAGAGTCCGCTAGAAGTTTGTCCGTTTCTATTTCTTTTTGTAACGTCTGAAGCGTAGTATAGTTTTTTGAAGTTGTCTCCACCTTTATCTAATGCGTTTGAAGTTGAGCCCATCATACACTTGCCTACGATTCTTGACCCTAGCCTTAGTGTAGTTTTTGTAACTCTCCAGTTGTTTAATATGTTATCAGGTCTTTCCCATTTACCACTTTCATCGTGTGCTAATATCTTTAGCTTTTCACCATCATAAGAGTTATCTCCTGTGTTTTTCCAATCAATAGTAGTATCTAACCCTTTTAAATCTGCTAGCTTTACGTTATCATCTAATTTACGCCTAGTAAGCTTCGAAGCTGGGACTCTATACGCCAGTTCGGTTTTTGGACGATCCATACCATCTTGAATTGGTTTGAAGAAAAACGGATAGTTAACGGATATTGGTACAACTTTGTCTGTGAACATTTTTTTAGCATCTGCTCCAGATTTTGAAAGGATACCGAATCTTGCATCTGAAGATATAGTTGCCTGGTTAACAAGCTCTGCTGATGACATAAAGGAGAAACCAGACCGTCTGTTTTTAAGGTAACACATTCCATAACATCTGCTATCGGCTTTGCATGCTTCCCAAAAGATGAAAAATAATCTGTTTGCTTCTCTGTAATCTGGTGCTCCAATGTCGATTTTTGACCATTGCAAATACATGTAATGAGTACCAGTGATATAATTAGGTTTACCGTTATTATAAAACCAGTAACCATTTGACCTACGTTTAAATTCTTCATCTATGTAATCGTACCATTTTTCTTTGAAGTCATTAGGATATTCATCCCAATCAAACCTGCTTTTTATTCTAGCTAATTCTTTTGGGTATTCTTGTTTTTCCCAGTATTGTTCCTTTTTGTCTTCGCTTCGTTTAAACGGTTCATCTGCTGTTGGTAAAGCAATGCGGAGGTTTTGTATTTCAATGATCTGTCCAATCTTACCTGTTTTACTAATTACTATAAAATCGTAATCTGCATTATAGCCATACTCCCATTTTTTATACCTATTGTTTTTAGATAATAATTTTGGGTTTATAACGTCCTTTACTTCTTTCCAAAGTGTTTGTTCGTAACTCATTTGCTACGCCCTTCTGCAAAACCCCTAAAAGATCTTTCTTCTTTTTTGTCTTTAGGTTTTTCACTTAGTATCTGCTCCTCTTCTTCTAATCTCTTTAGTATTTCAAAAGCATCAAATATAGCTAGCTTTTTAGTGGCAGCAGCGTTTTTAAGTCTGTCAGCTGATACATCATCGTCTGAGTCTACGATCTTTTCTTTTGCTACTTTAATTAGCTCTTCCACTGCCTTTTGCCCAGCTTGGATTATTTTCTTCTTCGTTTCCTTCGTATTCATGTGTTACAGCTATATCATTAGATTTCATACAATAAAGGCGTTCGCCTTCTATAATAAATTCAAACTCTGAATATGGCGTAAATATCACAAGGTCACCAGGTTTTAATCCTACGCGTTCTAAGGACTTATTAGAGTATTTTAGTATACCAAAGTGCTCTTGCTCCTTATTAGTATCTAGATTTGATTTATTTAAAATAGGTTTTACAAAGCAATAGTCTAAATGCGTGTTTAGATTATACATATATATTTGGTCTAGGTTGCAAAAGTATAGTTCATCTTTAAAAAAGGTTGATGAGTTTTTCTCTTTACCTTTCATATCATAATACCTTCTAAAAATATTATGGTGAACATATACAGTATCTCCACATCTTATATCTGTATCAAAAGCAGCTGGAGTAGAAACAACAACTGCTTTTTTACTTACAAATTTATGATCTTCAATACCAGTATTTATAATAAGTTCTTTATCATCTACTTGCCTAACATTATCATACCTAGTTTCATAAGGTTTGATAATAAAATTATATAAGCTTTTCATTAGTACTTTAAATCATACTCTACAGCGATAGCCATTTGGCTATTAAACCTTTTCCAAGGTAAAACTTCGTTATTCTTTTTTATATAAATAGAATACTCTCCGCTTTTATCATTGCTTAATATAGCTTCTATAATATGACCACCATATACTTCTTGACCTAAAGAATAATGCATTGCATCGTTTTTGTAATCAGAACCAATACTAATTTTTCTAATTACACTAGGCATTTTCTACAACTTCTTCTTTCTTTTCTTCTTCTATTTTAGTATAGGTACCATCTTCAACATTTATGTTAATAGCACCATACTCTTCTTCAAGAGTATTTTTAAACTCTTCAATTTCTTGATTAACACCACCTAGCTCGTGTAGTAAAGCGTGTTTTTGGCTTTCTAAGTAACCTAGTTGATGTAGTATAGCGTTAACAGCTTCTTGATGGTTGTTAATCTTTTCTAATTGTTCTTCTTTAATTTTCATTTAATTTAATTTAATTTAATTGTTGTTTACTCAGGCTCTGGTGGAGTCCATTCTGGAGTTGCCATTAAAGCTAAAGCTTGTTCATGATTCAAAGTCTCTACTGGAACTAGTGAACCATTAGTAATAAAACTAGGTTCAACTTGGTAAGACAGTAAACCTTGAGTATTTGCTACGTTTCTACGCATTGTTTGCGCAGAAGACTGATTAACTTGACTAAATAGTATTGCATTAGTGTCAGTTAAGTTTATTACTGCATAAGTTGTTGCCATTGTTTAATTATTATTTATTAATTGCTTGTTATTTATATATTTACTTGTTTAATATCTTTTTTACGGTATTACAGGTACACTAGAGCTTTTATCATCTGCATTCATATTTACTGAAAAAGCATTTGCATTTGAGTTAGGTGCGTTACCTTGTAGATTACCTGGAATATTCATACCTGTAGCTTCTCCATTTGCTGTAGAACCTGGACCTTCACCCACTAGTTCGGTTCCACCCATACCAGTACTAGTACCATTGTTACCGCCACTACCTAGGTCTGGACATATAAAATTACCTCCATCAAAATAGCTATCTCCTCCTAAACTCCACCATCCTACTGGAGACAAACTAGAAATATCATTTGGAACACCACCATTATATATTGTCAATATTTGGTCTTGAGACAAAGGCGTAGTAAATATAGAAATATTTGAAAGTTTACCATTAAAATAATTACCATCATCTCTAGTGCCAAATTCATCTATTAACGCGCTAATATTTGCAACACTCGTAGTTGTTTTATCTAAAACTCCATTTACATAAAATTTAATTTCTTGACCAGTAATATTAAAACTAATAACTATATGCGACCAAACATCTCCTAAAATAGCAGTGTTATTTACTATATTAACTGCTCCAGTATAATAATAAAAATTACCAAAGCCTCCAGCAGTGCTACTTCCTTGGTCAAGTGCTAAGCCCTTAAATGGTGAAGTAGTAGAATCGCTAAATAAATAACTATTGCCACTTGAAACATTTTTGGGATTTAACCATAAACTAACACTATAATTATTACCAGTGCTTACACCGGAACTTAAAGCTATTTTTTCGGTTGCTCCATCGAATTCCATACTATAACTACTATACGGAATACTTCTTTCTAGATCAGAGTTAACTAAATTTGCTGTAGTCATACCGTCGCTAAGACCGTTTAGGGTTGAAACAAAAGAATCTATTTGTGTTACACCACCTGTAATTGTTCCATTGTTACTACCCACACTATCTTGTATACCTGTAGTTATATTGTCTAACTTCCACCAACTTGTAGAAGAATAAGAAATACTTGTTTCAGGTGTTCCATTATTGTAAAGTGTAGACACGCCAGCAGCGTCAATCGAAGAATTAAATAATGCAACATTTGAAATATCTCCTTTAAAGTTAAAATAACCAGATGTGGAATAACTTGCCTTACCTAAACACAAATCATTTCTTGAACTACTCCCAGTTCTATAGCTTACATCACCAGTTAATGTTTTTGTAGTTCCAGACTGAAAACCATCTAAATAAACTTTCATTTCTGAACCATCAAAAGATTGTACAATATGATGCCATTTGTTATCTCTTAAGTCTCCTATATTGTCAGAGACAACAACTCCATTCTGAGTTACTGTCGTTGCTTTTGTACTACTTCCATTTAAATAAAAACCATAAGCAACGTGAGAAGAATTTGAAGATTCTTTGTAAACAGGATAAGCATATGCATTTTGAGAGCTTTCAGGTTTAATCCAACAAGAAAGAGTGAAAGAAGTTGATGGTTCTAAACTTGAATCATTATTTATATTAATACCATTGTTAATGCCACCATCAAAATTTAAAGCAGTAGAATAATTCGCTGTAGAATTACCTATCTCCCAATTACTTCCATTCCAATTACTAGTATCAATATTCAATCTCCACCAGCCTTTTAAGTTAGCAGCTTGTGGTTGTGTACCTAAATAAGGTTTACCGTTGTTGTAAAGGGTTGTTATTTCTGAAGCTGTTAACTCACTATTCCATATTTGCCCATTAGAGCGTTCTGTCATTGTAGCTCCAGAGTAATTTCTGATTCCAAAATTATCGCCTCCCCAAGTGTTAGCTGAAGCTCCAGCAGATAGAAGATCTTGAGAACATAAATCTCCATTAATAAATAAGTCTATATCTGCAACACCATTGCCAGCTGCTACTCCAGAGGAGTCAGTAACTGAACCAGCTTTAAAAACTAAAACTATATGTAGCCAATTACTTGCATCCAAGTCAACTCCCGCTGGCATGTTCCATCTTTTATAAATAACACCAGAACCAAATCTATAATATAATTTTTGTGCAGTTCCAGGCCTTAATAAATCTTGTCCTATTACTCCCATTTCATAAGTTCTGTTCCAAGCTGGAATTGGCCCTTTAATCCAATATGAAAAAGTAGCAACACCTGTTCTATTAGTACCTACTAAAATATTACTCCATAAACCCGAACCCCCTAAATCAATAAGCTGACCACTTCCAGTTATATCAAAAACAGTTGCACTTGGCACTGAAGAGTTTGGTACAGTTAAAGTGTTTGGCGATGATGCGGCAGCGTCACCAGTACTTGACCCACCTAAATCATAATAAGCTATAGGTGCATTACCTGATATAGCCATAGGGTTTTGAGGGTTAGGTGTAGATCCACCAGCATTATTGTTAAATAAATATTTTACTTGAGTTTCAGATAACGCGTAGTCAAAGATTGCAACGTGGTCTATTTTGCCATCATAATACAAAGTGCTAAAACTTCTACCTATTAATATATCGAAACCAGTATTATTACCCCAATGACCTCTTGTAGTTATTGATATATTTACTCCATTTATATATAATTTCCAACTTGTTATATTTGCTTTGTCAACTCCATCAAATGAAACTATAATATTATTCCATTTATTTGAATTAAGAGCTGTTGTACCGCTTTCTGTACATAATGCAGTACCGTATCTATTCCCAAAACAAAGTTTTCCTGAAATTGTTAAAATTTGCCATATACGTGTCCCTTCACCATAAGGAAATTCAATTGGATATTCGTTACTTGATAAATCAAAATTTGCCCATAATGAAACAGTCCAAGGTTCAGTATTACCATCACCAGTGCTGCTAAATCTCGGAGGTATTGAAGTTCCTAAATTTATAAACTCCGAACTCCCATCAAAGCTCATAGAATAGTTTGAAAACTTACTCTGATTACTTTCTTCAGGCATTCGCCACGTTGGTGATATCCATTTAGTTGCCATATATCTATTTTAATCACCCATTCTGTACCAAGCTACAGGGGCTGTTAAGTTACTATTATTGTTTAAATCTGCTGTTTTACCTGTAGTAGAGGCATTGTAAATATCTTCTTTAATTTGTTTTGGTGTAAGAGCGTAATTGAATATTGCTACTTCGTCTATATTTCCAGCCCCAAAAGTTTCACTCGGAGCACTATCTGAACCAATTTTGAAACCATTTCCAAAAGTTGACGGCATTGTAGTTGGTATTTGCGCTGCTGTACTTGTAGCTACAAGACCCCCATTATGATAAATCTTATTACTATCAGACTCAAAAACCCCTACAAAATGATGCCAATTAGTATCTCCAGCAAGTGAAAAATCTAAATACATATTTGAACCGTTCATAGTTCTAAATCTTACTGTAGACCATTGACCATCATAAGAAAGAGAAAAACCAGAGCTATTTGTAGTTATAATGTCACCAAGTATTAAAATACTTGAGCTTGCTGCTAACTTAAACCACACGGAAACACTAAAAGCAGTTGAAGAGTTTAAAGCACTTACTGGCGCATCAAAATAGTCATTTATTCCGTCAAAGCTCATACTAGCTATATTATTAATTTGTGCAGGCACATAACCAGGTACGTAAGAATGACGATCATCTGGGATCATATTATAACTCTGAGAGTTACCTACATTAACAGGTGATATTCCAGGTGCTTCACCTACTCTATCAACTATATCTAAGTTAACACCACTACCAGATCCATAACTTCCAGGTGCATCTGCTACCAACATTGATGTTTGTGTACCAGAACCAGTTCCACTAGGACCACCCGTTATTTGATTAGGTATTGTAATATTATTGTTTACAAAGTAAGCGTCTTCACCTAGTCTCCACCAAGATGTAGGAGAAAGCGAAGTTAAATCAGATGCTAAACCGTTGTTGTATACTTGAGATATTTCTGATTGGGTTAACGCCTTGTTAAATATAGCGCATTCGTCTAATTTACCATTTAGCTCAACTGCAGCTGGTGATTGAGTGTTAGCTCCTATTCTAAGATTATGAAAACCTTCACTGCTAGTACTTCCACTTATTGTTAGTGTGTTTGATAATTGAACACCATCTTTATAAATTTTTATAGTAGTGCCGTCTCCTACTACGTTTATTAAATGCCAATTGTTATCTGTTATAGCTTGAGGGTTGTCTAGTTGATTTGTAGATCCATTAGCAAATTGAAACCTTAAAGCTCTATCCTGTGAGTTAGCTGATCTGTTATCGTACCATAAGTAAAACCCTATATTAACGGAGGTGTAGTTAGTGCCTAATATAGCTTGAACAGCGTTTGAAGTATAGTCATCTAATTTTAGCCATATGCTAGTTGAAAATACACCCGTTGTCTGAACAAAATTAAATTTATCAGGAAAATCTATATAATTTGTTGCACCATCAAAATCTAAACTAAAATTACTATATGGTGACTCAAATTGTAAGTCACTTCTTACTAAAGCTGAAGTAGGTAGTGTTGTACTAGTTCCGTTATTAGATCCAGCAGAATCTGTGAAGGTCCAAGTTGAAGTGCTAGTATTGTAACTACTATTAGCAGCGTTTAGTTTATACCAAGCTGTAGGAGTGTTAGTATAAGAAGTAGCTGGAGATCCGTTATTATATATATTATCTTTTTCTGAAGTTTGATCTGAGTTCCAAGCAACAACGTTAGACATTTCTCCGTTATAATAATAGTTAATAGTAAGCGGACCTGTAGAGCCTATTTTATCTATAAACGTATTGTCAGTTGCTACAATAGTGCCTGCTGGTGCTCCTTTATCCACGCTATCGATGTATAAACTTGCAGATGCTCCATTTCTATTAACTATAATATTGTGCCATTTATTGTCAAGTAACGGAGCACCACCACCAGTTATAGTCCACGATAGATAACCACCAGTGTTGTTTCCAACTCTGTATAAAATCTGATTATCAAATATAAATATAGTATATTTACCTGAAGTATACTGATTGCCTATCATACAGAATCTATCATTTGTAACTGGATTAGGTGAAGGTGATTTAAACCAAAATGATATTGTATTTTGAGTTCCTAAATTTATAGTAGATCCTAATTCAATATTATCTCCTGTTTGACCAACTGCTGGTGCTCCTGAGTTTTCAAAATCGACAACTGTACTTTGTATACTTTGATTTGGGAATTGCCACTCTGAACCACTGACATCACTACCACTACTTAAGTAACCAGTGTTCCTTGCTTGTTCACCTAATGGATAGTAAGCTATAGGCTTTGGATTAAAAGCCATTATATTTCCAGGGCTTCCGTTATTCCACAACGAATTTACATCGTCTATAGATAGTGACACGTTAAAGCCAGCCACTTCATCCATATACCCCACTATGTCATTTGCTCCGTTTGGTTTTGCGCCTATTGCATCAAATTTAGTTGTTACTGCACCAAAAGAAGCGGTTTGTACACCTTGAGAAACATTATTTAAATACATTTCTACACTATTCCCAGTACGAACAAACACTATATGATGCCACTGTCCAACAGTTGGAGCAACACCAGAAAAAGTAGCTAAAGGGCTTCCAATTCTAACATAAGTATCAACACCATTAGAATATATATGATAATCACTACCATATGAAGATTCACCAATAAATACATTAGGCGATGTAAAATTAGTCCAATAACTTATAGAAGAATTAAGACCTAAATCAATTGAAGAAGGAAGAGTAATAACTTTTCCACTTCCATCAAACTCCATAGAATATAAGCTATGTCTATCCACTGACAAATCAGGGTTGGTAGCCATATTTACCTCATTAGGTAAAAGAAAATTAGGATTTCTATAATTTGCTGACATATATTCTTTTTTTAATCATCACCCATTCTATTCCAGTAGACTGGAGCTTGTGATTCATTTGCTAATTTAAACAAATCTGCTGCATATCCTGGATTGTTAATTGTTGCATTGTAAATTTCTTGTACCGCGTTAGCTGATAATTCTTTGTTCCATACGGCTACTTCATCCATACTACCATTAAAATAAGATGAGGTTGCTGAACCAGACAAGACGTAAGCACCTAAGGCAAAAGCCGTGTGACTAGACCTGTCTAAACCATTTTGAATAGGAGTACTATCAATTTCACCTCCAGTAGGGGTTGAATTATTTACATATATTTTAGCACCATTAGTAGGTGAATAAGTAGCTACAATATGGTACCAACTTCCTGTATTTAACGCTCCTATTTTGGAAACATTACAATTGCTAGGGCTACCACCACTACTATCATTTCTAACCTCAAAGTAAACTCCATTTATACCTGCATAATTTTGTAGTCTTAAATTTACAAATCTATTATTGCTTGATGCTCCATCTTGAAATATATATTGATAATTATTAGGGAATGTCCAAGAAGAAGGGTTAACCCAAGCTGATATTGTTATATCGTCTGAAGAGAAACTTGGTACTAAAGGATAACTTATAGGGTTTGATACATATTCATCTGTACCATTAAAATCTAAAGCAAAGTTATTGGCTATTATTCTTACCGCAGCAGTTATAGATATTTGGAAAGTTGAAGACGTAGAACAAGTACCAGGAGTCGTGTATGTTATAGTATAAGGACCACCGACTGTAGACGCCGCTAAATTAACAGCACCAGTACTTTCAACTATACTAACTCCAGTTGATGCTGTAAAACTACCGCCTGCTGTAGTACCACTCGCTAGCGTAGGTGTAGCAGTACCTATTTGTTGGAAAGAACTAGCTGAATAACTAAATGTAGATTGCTCTAGTTGATTTATCGTTAAAGCAAACGAAGAAACAACACCTTCTACAGTGTATGATATACTGTAAGCTTGAGGAGTAGACGCTGAAACGTCCACCACTCCACTACTATTTATAGAAAGACCAGAGGGTGTAGATGTAAAAGTACCACCTACTGGCGAAAATGTAGGTGTTTGATCAGAACCATTACTACACACAGCCGCATGTGGATAATTTAAATTAACTTCTACTTCTCCACCTGTTTGACCAGGTAGGTTAGATATATCAGGTATTGGTGAACCTATCCCTATATAACTCATGGCTTATTAATATAAAGCTATTATATCATTATCTGAGATTACACCTGCTGACCCACCGTCTGGTGTGGCTGTTGTTATTTGTTTTACTAATATAGGCATAAAAGATCCTTTTGCTATGTTTTTAAATGTAGCTTCTAAACCACTTTCCATTTTAGCTGTTATTGACGCCATTTTTTCACCTACATAAATACAAGCACCTCTATCAGATGTGTTTGCTAAATCTATACTAGCTACTTTACCTATAAAAGCAGAAGGATCAGATGTTGTGTAAGTTTCAGTTGCTGGTTGAACTTTATTATCTAAAGCGTAGCCCTTACCGAAAGGCGTGCTTGTTGTAGTGATTCTTAAAATTTCAAAAGTTTTAACAGCCGTAGTAGTATTAGCATAGTCTGTACCACTATCTTGTATTGTTATAGCTGCGCCCATACCTGAGTGAGCGGTACAATAATACCATAGACTATTAGGAGCGTTAGAAGGAACTGTAAATGTTACTACTCTATCAGCACCTGCTGTTCCAGTTGCTGTTACTCCGTCTGTATAAGCTGTAGTAGAACTAGAAGGATCTGTTGAACTAAAAGCTAAAATATGAGTAGCGTTTGAAGTTGCTTTTTGGTAAAAGGTATAAGTCTTACCTCTATTTAAAGTTATAGCAGGTTTTTCTTGTCCATCTAAGTAAAACTTACTAGCATTAGCCTGTACATTTATTATATCTGATAATCCAATAGACAATACTTTTAATTGAGCCGCAACTCCGCTAGACGGAGTATTTAAAGTTATAGTATTTCCAACAGCATAACCATAGCCACCAGAGTCTAAAGTTATACCATTTTCTGGGTTTACTGCTCCTAAAGCTACCGGTATTGCATCGTGAGCAAACATTCTTACTTGAGCGGCCTGATTTCCTTGTACACCTTTCATTTTTTTATTTTTTTATTTTCGTAATTTTTTCTGCACCTCTAGATCCAAAGTATGCTACATAAACAGTTATAAGCAAAGCCTCTAATAATGAAACCCAACCTGTTTTAATTTCTAATAGCACTGTAGAATCTAGTACTATAAATATCGTCATTGCTAGTGTTAAAAAAATAAGTGTCATAGGTCTTGTGTTTTTACTAAGCCATGAGTCACTTTTCATATCACTTTCCCACCTTCTTGAGACGTTTTCCATCTCAACCATATCTTGCTCTAATAACTTCATCGCCATCTCTTTATCTTCCGGCCCTATATTATCATCACTTGATATAAGATTTTTTACTATTCCAAGACCACCTTTATCAGGTAATACATCTCCAATAGTGTTAAGTATTTTAGGAGCTTTGTTTTTTAAGAAAGCCCCTATCTTTGTATCTTTAAATTTTTTCTTACTCACTTTTAAAAGCTAATAGTATTTCTCTGAACCCATAACCAAAGCATAAACCTGAATATAGTGGATGACCATCAAGTAGTATAATAGCACCACAAATACCAAAAGCTATTGCTTTAGATAATGGATGGTTTACAATCTCTTTTATCTTGTCCATTATTTAGATTTTTTCATTTTTTTAGAACAACCATATTTAGCAAGTGGGCTTTCACCCATCATTGTTGCTGGTGAAGCTTCTTTACCGTAAAGCATGTAAGGTGAACCTTTAGCTTTGGCAGGTGAAGAATCTACAGCAGCTTTAAATTTAGGATTATTATCTAGTTTACCATCTGCAGATGCTTTTTTTAAACCAGCATTAAATTGAGCTGGAGACATTGCTTTTATGTAATTATCTCTTTCTTCGCCTTTTAAACCAGCTTCGTTAGCTTTTTCAATAGCAACCGTTCTTTTATCGCTAGACTTTATTTTCTTTGAATTTGGCATAATTTATTTTTTATTATAAGCTTCTTTTTCCCACCAAGTTACAGGTGATCCATCAGCTTGTTTACTTCTTTTTACTGTACTCCATTTACCTTTACCACTTTTACGGTGATAAATGTTATCGTTATCATAAGCTAGTCTACCGTCTTTTATTTGTTTAACGTGTACTTTTTCGTGCTTGATTATTTCGTTAATCTGTTTTT